CGAACCCGTCAAACGCTCCATCTTCGATAATAATATCTGCTTCTGGAAAATCATCCTCGCTAGTAGGCATCTCCACTGTTTGATTTATGTCTGCCATTGCTTTGCCCCCTTGCCCTGTTATATACTAACATTATTTAGTCGTAAAAAAAGGGTTGCAACCTAATGAAGCAACCCTTTTTAGTTTTTATATGTTTAACTTAGAAGTTAACACTCATCTTAATACCTGGTGTTACTTCTGATGCATCAAAGTTATAGTTTACATCTGCTGTTACTGTTAAGTCATTAATTGCAGTTGTATACTCTAAACCTGCATTTTCAGTCCAGTCATTTTCGTCACCGTTTAAGTATGCTGTTACGCCAAATGCAGTTACATCTGTTTCAAGTGCAATCACATCTGCTGCTAGTGTACTTGTTGCGCCAACGCCAAAGCCGTTTACATCAGTTGATGCGCGGCCAGCCCAAACATACTTGTCTGTTGTGTTATTCCAGTCTACTGCTGCTGTCAAGTCTAGTACTGAAATTTCTGTTGTATATGATAACTGTGCGTTTGATACACTACTAACATCTGTTGAGATATCTGTAAAGCCTAAAGCTGCACTTACACCCATTGCAGATACTTGTAGTGATTCAGTCATTGCTGCGTTTGGATCGTTTAATGAATCAAATCCTGTTGCTGCGATTGCTGTTGGCAAAATGCCACCTTGGTCGCCAAACGATAATGTCGCTGCTCCTACTGTTGTTCCTAAGTGCCAGTCGTCAATAACTAGGTCGTTGGACGTACCACGAGCTAATTCGATTGCGCCAAAAGCTACTCCGGAATTATGGTTAAAGTCAAGGTTGAAGCTAGGTGTAGCTACATACTTGTCTGTTGTTTGATTTTCTGTTACATCCAGTTCGATTGAACCTGAGATAACTGTGTCGGCTAAAGCCGTTGATGCAGCCATAACGGCCACTGTCGCTAGTACGAATGTACGCATTTTAGATAGTCCTTTTTTTATTATTTTTTATCATCGAGCTTATCATTTTGTTTCTTTGCTCGCTTACTACTTATGCACAATTGCAAAAAGTTTGTCTTTTATGAACGTAACTTTTCTGTTGCCAGGTAAGTTACCAACCCCTACATACCTATTTCTAGGCTGCTAAAGCTATATTTGCGTTTGCAATTATAAAGTTTCTTCGCGATAACCGTGCTTAGATCCGGATGACTCCACTAACTCTACTAATCCGCCTGTCGATCCTAGTTCAGCCCCATCAAAAATACATTCCCAGTTTATCAGATCTGTTGCTTAGTGTTATACACATAGCAGAATGTACTTTTGGTGGAGCTGTCGGGTACTGCCCCCGAGTCCAGCTCGTCGTTTGAATTGCTTCAACGTCATGCTATATTTATACACTCTTTTTAGATTGTTGTCAACCTTTTTTTGCATATAAATTTAGATTTTTACTTTTTTAATATATCTTTCATTGTATCACGTGCTATAGTAGAAAATAATCTAGGTGCAATACTGTGTATAATAAGAGCGGGCACTAATAGCTGTAATCTTACAGCAATTGTTAGTGCATGTAACATATGTTGTATAGGTGTCATTTTTGCTTTTTTAAGATGCAGTTTACATTGCTTACTTAACATAATTTAATTTCCTTTTCTGCAATGGTTTAATTGCTGCTTCTGCTTGACTGCGGTTCCAAGAAAACTTCTTCATAGCGTCATTGTATAGTTGTTCTTCGTCCTTTGCCACGTCAATGAGACCTCGCAAAAAAGTATCTATCTCTATCCAATTCATATAAACATGTCTAACTTTTGTTCAGCTTCTTCTTGTTTTTCTTCTTTGTCTGGTCTAATTGGTTCAAGCCAAGTATCAGCAATATAAGCCTTAGGACTAGGTCCTAACTGTATGTTTATATCATCACCTTCAATCCACCAAAAATGATCGTGTACTAAACAAGTGCAAGTCATGCCATGTGCTTCGAACTGTTCTCCTGCTTGATATTTACCTATATACTCAACTACTTTTACTACTCGTCCAATGTTACCTGGATTCACTGAGTGTATTATACGGGCAAAGTCCCCTGGTCTACACTTCATTGCTAGTCTTAGTCTTTTCGTATTTAATTACCATTGCTGATAGTTCATCTGACTTCATTAACCAGCCGTCTTCATTTACAATAAACACATCTCCTGGTCTGTATAAAGGATTTTCTTTTCTATCTTTCGACTTACCGTCTTTAGATAACCCCATTACTTCGCCTGGCCAGTCGCCTTCTACACGAAAGCCTCTACCTGGCAAGCTATTAATCGTATAATCTACCCACATCATGTTAATATAATCCTAAAAGTTCCCAGCCATGGTTGGCTATCGCGTTTGTTATAATTGCAAGACAAGTTGCAATATGTAGCAACACCCATCCGGTGCGCACTATTGCAACTTTGTCTGCTTTACGATTGTCGTCGTAGGCCTTGGTGCCTATTGCTTTACACCATAGGTCCCACATTACATTGCGTTCTTTTTCTCGATAATTTCTTTGCGGCGCTCTTTAGTAAGTTTGCCTAAGTTGCCAAGTGCTGTGCGAGCTCGCGTTGCGGCTGCTTTTACACCTTTATCTTCGAACGTTGCATGCTCTGTAAGATAGTTATTAAATGCTTGTACGATTTCATCGTGTGTCGGTTGTGACATTATAGTTCTCCTTTATTAATGTTATTTTATTATAAACTCTTTTTTACAGTTTGTCAACCATTACTTAGTTGCATAGCCGTATTTGTTTAAGATTGGCCTAGCCCATGGGCATCTACTCGGCATACTTCTTCTGCTTCCGCTAGATCCCCAACATCGCTTGCCGCCGATATCAACATGTATAAATGTATTGTATATTCCAATTCCGCGAATACCGTTCTGAATTGCCTTTTCAATAAACACAACTCTATCGCTAAAACTATAGTTTGACATAACAACATCACACGCCATAGCTTTACCTGATCCGATAGGCCGACCCATATGTAAACTAGTTTTTGCCGAACCTTTTAATTTTCCATTATATATAGGATCTCTATATGCACTTGTAATTACAAGTGTTTGACCCCAATCCTTTGCTAATCTAATTAATTTATTTTCTAGCTCAGGCTCCAATGTTGGGTCAGTATGCGGCAAAAAGTTTAATCTTGGATTCGAAGTTCGTTTGAACGAACTAGTATTCTCAGGTGTTTGTTGTGGCCCAGTTACGCCGTTTACTGGACTAGTATTGTTTGCTAAAAATTCTCCATCGCCGTTTGAAATGCCGCCGTCACCGTATTCTAGCACTTCTGAATTTTCTTCTTGAGGATTCATAAATTCTGTAAGGTATGCTCTGTGTTCTGGAGTAATGTTAACAGCAAAAGGAAACAAATTGCCCACAAGTACATCTGCCGAACCTGTTGCCAAGTGTCCGCATGTAGCATCGTCTCCTGAAATTACAATAAGTTTGCCTTCAGCATAGATTTTACTTTGATTTCCTGCTGGAATTGTAGGAGCAGCATGTTCTCCAACACCGTGGCCTGCTACAGCATCATTGTCAACAATAACTAGTTGTCCGTTAGCAAAGACAGTACCTTGGCTAGGAATTAAGTCACCGCCTGCGGTATCATTATCTCTGCTAACACCGGCCATTAGGCTAACGCAATTCCACTTGTTTGTGCTGTATACTGTTTAGCAATCTCTGTTTCAGTCTTTGCTACACAACTTACTGCATTTGCATTTAGTACAAACTTACCGTCCGGGCTTACGCTGAACATAAAAGGTGCTAGTCCTAGTCCTTTTTCTCCTGCGATAAGTACCATCGGCTTTTTTACTGTGTAAGACTTGTCATCTTCTTTTTCTAAACGTCCGATGATTTCTTCACCTGAGCTTAGTTTAAATGAGACATTGTCCCCTATTTTGTATGGTGTTTCGATTAGCATATTATAATGTAAATCCTGTTCCGTTATAGTTAGTATTTTCTACGTAGATGCCTAGTTTATCAAAGCCGCCAATGTTCTCTCCGTTAATACGAATTTGTGGAACTGTGCGAGCACCTGGGAAACTTTCTAGTAGTTCTTCTTTTGTGTAGTCAGTGCCAAGTGACTTGTATGTGTATTCTAAATTACGAGCTTCGCAAAATGCTTTTGCTTTGTCACAAAACGGACACTGTGGCTTGCCAAATATTTCAATCATAAACTAAATCCTTTTAAGCTATCAGTGCTTACGTCTTGTTTAATACCGCCTACGATATATGATTCAACTTCTGTTTCTTGTGGAGCAACTTGTAGACCTGAACTTGACAACCAATGCTGTGTCCACGGTAGTGGGTTAGTGTTTACTGGTTGATCAAAGATAGGCTTTAATCCAAGTGCTTTTAGTCTGCGGTTAGCAATGTATTCTACATACTGGTTTAATAGTGTTGTGTTTAAACCAATCATACTACCGTCTTTGAACAAATAGTCTGCCCAGTCTTTTTCTTCTAGAACACAATCACGCCATGCTTCATACACATCTTCTTCGCACTCTTTAGCAATTTCAGCCATCTCTGGATCATCTTTGCCTTGCGCCCACAACTTCAATACGTGTGTGCTTAGTGCTAGGTGTTGTGCTTCGTCGCGAGCAATAAGACTAATAATCTTAGCTGAGCCTTCCATTAGCTTTAGTTCGCCAAAGCCAAATGTACAAGCAAAACTTACATAGAAACGCAAGCCTTCTAAGATATTAACTGTCATCATTGCCATGTATAACTTGCGCTTAACTTCACGCAAGCTACCTTCGCCTCTATGATTGTAAGCATCGGCTGCTTCTGTAAATGCATCATAGTGCTTAGTAACACTAGTTGCTCGAGCAATAATCTTTTCGTCATCTAAAATAGTATCAAACACTTCTGACGGGTCAGCATATACATTCTTCATAATGTGTGTATAGCTACGTGAGTGGATTGTTTCAAAGAAGTCCCAAGTAACAATGCAGCCTTCTAGTTCAGGAAGTGAAACATGCGGCAAAAATGCTAGGCATGGACCACGTCCTTGGACACTATCTAATAATGTTTGATATTTCAGATTACTTGTAAAGATATGCTTCTGCTCAGGGCGGAAGTTAGCAAAGTCTGCACGATCTTTCTGCAAACTTACTTCTTCAGGGCGCCAAAAGTAACCAAGCATTGTTTGGTTAAGTTTATCAAATACAGGATGTCGGAACGTATCGTATCTCTGCGTGTTCATATCTGCTCCGAAGAACATATCTTGTTTTGTAAAATCAACCTTGTCTTGATTAAATATTGTCTTTGCCATCTATCTTCTTTCCTTATACCTTAATGTATAATACGAGTGTACTATACTTCTATTTCTATGTCAACCTTAGATTGCACAAGCATCACATGCTTCATCATCTTCAAAATCAATTTCACTAGGTGCTAATGCTTCTAGCGGTGTGTCATCTTCTAATTCACTTGGATCAGTTTTATAATCGTAAGTGTTTTGATAGTACGAAGTCTTCCAACCCATTTTATAAGTGGTTAATAAGTCTTGCATCATTTGACTCATTGGCACTTCGTTGTCTGGATAGTGTGTTGGATTGTAACTCCAGTTTCCACTAATACCTTGATCAAAAAACTTCTGCATAACAGCAACAATATTAATATATCCTGTGTTGTTAGGCATCTCCCATAACAATGTGTAGTGGTTCTTTAGTGTTTGGTACTGTGGAACAATCTGCTTAAGAGGCCCTTTCTTGGACTTCTTAACGGACAAGTATCCTCTAGGTGGTTCAATTCCGTTTGTTGCGTTCGACACAACGGAACTGCTTTCTGAAGGCATCTGTGCGGACAATGTGCTGTGCCGTAAGCCGTGCTCCTTGATATCATTGCGTAGGCTATCCCAATCATAGTTTAATTTGTTCTCCACTACTGTGTCTACATCCTTTTTATATGTATCAATAGGAAGGATGCCTTTACTATATTTAGTGCGGTTAAAGTACTCACAAGCACCTCGCTCCTGCGCTAATTTGTTGCTGGCACGTAATAGATAGTATTGAAAAGCTTCTGATAAGTCATGTACTAGTTTCCATGCTTCTTTGTCTTGGAACTTAGCATGATTCTTAGCAAGATAGTGTGCTAGCCCAACGTAGCCTACGCCCAACGAACGTCTTGCTTTTGTGCTAATCTCTGCCGCTTTGATTGGATAGTTTTGATAGTCGATAATTTCTTCTAATGCACGTACTGCTAGTTCACATAGTTCTTCTAGGTCGTCTAGTGATTTAATAAGTCCTACATTAATAGCACTTAGAATACACAATGCAATTTCGCCGTCTTCGTCATCAATGTGTTCTAATGGCTTAGTTGGCAATGTAATCTCTTGACATAAGTTACTCATGTAAACTGGATCTAAGAATGAACTATGTGTATTACAGTGGTCTACATTCATAATGTAGATACGTCCTGTTTCTGCACGTTCTTTGATTAGCGCACTAAACAATTCCATTGCAGGAACTTTCATTTTCTTGATGCTTGTTGCACGTTCGTATTTTTCATATAGCTCTTGGAACTTGTCTGGATCTCCAAAGTATGCTTCATACAATCCAGGAACATCATGCGGCGAGAAAAGAGTTATATCTCCACCGGATAATAATCTTTCATACATTGTTTTGTTAAGCTGAATCGAATAGTCTAACTTACGTACTCTGTTGTCCTCTGTGCCTTTGTTGTTCTTTAGCACAAGTATATCTTGGATCTCTTGATGCCAAAAAGGAAAGTGTGTTGTAGCACTTCCGCCACGCACACCATTTTGTGTACAACAACGTACTGTACTTTCAAACTTCTTTAGAAACGGAACTAGACCAGTATGGGCAACTTCGCCGCCTCTAATACGTGAGTTTACTCCACGGATTCGTCCTGCGTTGATTCCGATTCCTGCTCTTTGTGCAGTATATCGTCCAATGGCCATATCGCTTGCGAAGATACTGTCGAGCGTGTCGGCAGCGTCGACAAGAACACAACTGGCAAACTGACGAACTGGAGTACGGACGCCTGCCATGACAGGCGTTGGGATATTAACTTTAAAAAGTGAGGTCGCATCGTAGTATCTCCTTACATAGTGCATACGTGTTTCTGCTGGATAGTTTGCAAAAAGTGTTGCTGCAATCATCATATACATAAACTGCGGTGTTTCGTATATTTCTTCGTTACTGCGATCCTGTACAAGATACTTGTCAACTACTTGGCGCAAGCCTGCATAGGTAAAGTTCTCATCACGCTTGTGATGAATATAACGATCTAATGTTGCAATCTCTTCTTCTGTGTAACTAGTAAGGATAGCAGGATCATAAATGCCACGAGCAATGTTTGATTTAATGATATCAATAAACGAAATAGCTTCATATTCGCCAAACACTTGTTTGTATAACCCATAACTTAATAAACGTGCTGCTGCGTATTGATAATTTGGCGACGATAGACTAATTAAATCATTAGCACTTCTAACTAAAATTTCTTGTATTTGACTAGTTGCCATCCCATCATAAAATTGTAAATTAGCATTCATTTCAATTTGACTGCTACTAACGCCTGCTAAATCTTTACAGGCTTCTTCAACAACAAAGTGTATCTTATCAATATTAAGATGCTCTTTAGTACCGTCACGTTTGACGATTTGGGTTCCGTTTGACATTATCTCTCCTAGTCTCTTCTATGATTAATATTTATTGCCTCTGAGGCAACAGGTATTTCTTTTCGGTTATCAGAGAAGCAGGCAACTCATCAACCGGTATATATGTACTATTATAATACCCGATTGCGGATTTGTCAACTGCTAATATGTAATAACTTTCAGACTTTTGTTTGTCTGTATTGATAGTTATTTGAAATGAAGAACCATTAAAACGATCGGTTAACTGTAAGGAATAACACATACCTAGTACGCGAGTGAACTGACAGTACTGGTTCTCTTGTAGAAGCTGCCATGGGTCTGGCCAGCTCTTTTTGTCCCATGCGTCCGTATGAATACTCACTGTTGGAGCAGTGTTATAACAGTCGATTACATCTTGAATTGGGTCTTTTGATTCCTCAAGAGCATGTCTAAAAGCAACCCAGGCGACTAGCCTGTCTTCATAAGTTTTGTCAAACATTACTCACCAGTGGCGTCGATTGTTGTTTTTCTGTTTCTTATCTTAAATTCTAACTGCGATAGATCATCTGCAGGCATAGCACTAGCTATTAACACATCAATTGATTCGTTCTCTGCATCGCCATCTGCATCTTGCACAAGTGCTGTAAAGTTAATTACAGTCTCGTATGCAGATGCACCCATATAATCGTATGCGTCTGAAACTGATACAGTTTTGTCATTGCCATTAATTGATAGCTTTAGTGTACCTGTTCGTGTAGCTGAGTAGTTTCTACTAGTTAGGATGTAGTCTATTTCAAACTGCTGACTAGCAATGTCTACTTCTCCTGGAAGTCTAAAACGTTTTTGTGCTGCACCTGTTGTAATACTGTTTAGTACGTGTGTTTCGCCAAACTCGGCATGCACTGCGCCTTCAATTTCTGGAAGGTACGGACTAGTAGTCCAATAACCAGGAGTGTAAGATAACACTGCTGTTCTTGAGAAGTAATCGCCTTTTGATACGTTACCCGGAACACTATATTTAATTACCGCATCTGTTGCAAGATATTCGGCAGCACCACTTGTACCTACTAAAGCAAAGAAGTTGTTCTCGCTAGTATTGCCCTTGCCAAACTTAATGTATACTGCACTTTTATTAATGTTGTTAAAGTTACAATCTGTCCAACGGTTGTTGTACGGACCTGTATTCTTACCTGAGTTAGCTGCTGCATCTAATGTTAGTAACCCTGCACCAAATGTAAGTCCCCATGACAATGTGTTAAAGTTACAAGATTTCCATAAGTTATTATGTATATCCCAATCACTTATTACTGCATATGCAAAGCCGTCAAACGTACAATTGTCAAATATATTGTTCTTTGTTTCAACTGTGCCGCTTAGGCTATTCATTTCAACAGCAACATCAGTTGTTGCTACTGCGCTGCCGCTTACCCAAGGACCTTTAAACTTAATGTCTTTAAACATACTGTCTTTACAGTTATTAAGAATAAGTGCCTTATTTGCAACTGTTGTTTCTAATGTTAGACCTTCTAGTCTAATGTTAGTAGGTTGATTAAGTGTTGTAGTTGATGCATTACTTGCAGGAGTTCCTACAATGCTACTACTGTTTACAGTATCAAATATTGTTGTTGACGCTGTTGTAGTTCTAATAATAGTTTTATCTGATCCTGCTCCTACTAGTGTAGCGTATGGAGGAATGTGTATAGTGCTATCAACAATGTATACACCTGGTTCAAGATGTAGGACTACTCTACTCTGTGTGCTACCTTTAATTGCATCATTCAAATATAATTGATCAATTGCTGCTTGTAGTTTTACAGTTGCTACTTGACTTACTGTACCTGTTAATCCAAATGATCTTACACTTACTCTATCATCAAGTCGATCTTGTAAACTTCTACGTACCGGACTATCAATGCTGCCACCCGTTAATAGGAACGCATCTGCTTGTCTATATGTATACGTATCAGCAAGGGCAAAAATATTATCGTATTGCGTTAATAGCTTAGTATTACCTACTGCTGGCGATCCTTCTGCTACACTACCGTTACCAATAAATAATTCTTGTGTATCAACTGCCCATCCAAACTCACCGGACGCAAGTTGTGGTAATCCACTTCCTATATTCTTCTGTCCTCGTCTGATTTGTATACGTGATATTTGAACTACGGCCATGTTTCGCTTCTCCTGAAATATTATTAGTATTTATGCGAACTTCTCGTAATAGGTATACACTCTGTTGTACCATTCGTTGCGCCACTCGTCATATTCATGTGGCCATACATCAAACTGCTGATATGTTTCACCGCCTAGCAACATTCCGTCATCTCCGCGACTACACATAAAGATATGTCCTTCACGTATGTTAGTGCCGTAGATTTCATTGTGTGCTTCTGCGTATGCTACTAGCTGTAAGAAATAGTTTTGTACATACTCTAGCTTCTTAGGCTTGTTAGTTTGCTTAAAGTCCATAATACAGGGCTGGCCTTTGTACTGTCCTACAAGATCAGTCGTTCCTGCGTACATTTGAGGCACGTAAAGCGCCACTTCGCTACCCCATATCTCATCTACATCACCCATTGCGTGTTCTAAGACTTGCTGTGCCATTGCGTGTGCTTTCTTAGCAAATGGGTTACCACCCGGAGTTGGCATTACACCAAAGTCAACATAGTCTTCCAAATACTTGTGCATGCGTGTTCCAACACCTGCAGCTTCTGTAACAACTTCTTGTGCTTTCTTTTCGCCTACACGTTTGCGCCACGCCATTAGTCCTGACTTATCGCTCGTAGCATCAAGGATAGTTGTAACACTTGCCACAGCACCGCCATCGGGTGTCATGTACTTGCGTTTGCCTTCTACTTGTTTTCGTGAAATTGGCTTATAGTCGTACTTAGGGGTAATTAAACTACCTGCGGCTAAGTCTTTTGTTTCTGTCATAGATATTCTACTCCGTAAGTTATTAATACTATAATAACAGAAGTTTATCTAATTGTCAAGTGTTTTTAAAGTTTATCGCCTACGTCAGTTGCTGACTTGGCCATTTGTGATACTGTGTTACTATTTGTAGTATCACCTTGCGGAGTATCTGTTGCTTGCTGTTTAGTTTTAGGCTCAATACCTTTTTCACTAAAATTTTGTATCATAGCTTTTAGTCTTGGATCAGTATCATAAGCAGCTTTGAATGTTCCATAGTCAAACTGTTCGCCACCAATGTTTTGCATTAGTTTATTTAGATCAAGATTTTGCGAGTCTGATCTAATATCGTTTGGTTGTGGTTTTTTAAAGTGCAGAAATAAAGAAACGCCTTTTTGATCGGCGCTTCCTATTACTGTTCTTAAAATTTGTACTAACTTAGAAGAAGTATTTTCCTCTTCATAAAGTTCAAATACTTTCATTCAACTAATACCTTACTTGCTAGGCTTACTTAAAATTGATCCTAGTCTACGTGAAGTTTCGATCATTTTTTTCTTGTGCATACGTGATTCACGTTTAGCTCTGCCTGCTTCATCTTCGCCACCAGCTGCTGGAGCCGCTGCGTCAAATCCGTCTGTTTCCATGTCCATGTCATCTGTTGGTTCCATGTCTGGCTCATCCATTGCATCCATTGCAGGTTCTTCATCGCCCATATCCATTGCAGGTGCTTCACCTTCACCAGTTAGCATGCCTACGCCTGTTGTCAATGCAACTCTTGTTGTTTCCATTGATGCGTATAGTTGCTCTAGTGCTGGCTTAACTGCCATTGTAAATGCTTCACTTTGTTGTGCGCCCATTTCGTCACGGATTGCATCAGCTAGTTCTAGCATGGATTCAGTTTGCATTTCTGCTGTGTCTTCCATCCAACCAGTTAATCTGTCAACCATGTCTTTAGATGCCATTACTAGTTCTGCTTTATCTTCTTCACCTTCTTTTAGTAAGGAAGCATAGTAATTATTAATAATGTCTTTTCCTTCGTCTATATGTTTTGATTCTTTCATGTAATCTGACTCCTTAACCCAGCAATCCTGTGTAGGATCATTACAATCGTTTTTGCAATCTGTTGTTGGCTTACCAAATGTGTCGCCGCACTCTTTACAAACTGCTTTCACTGCACCTTCATTTACAGTTGATTCATTTTTTGCATCTTTAGCAGCTTTCTTCATTGGCTCTTTTTTGTCGCCATCTTTATCTAGATCTAAAAAGTCTGGTTTGCCACCTTTGCTATCTTTTTTAGCTGGTGCTGCCTTGCCGCCTTTTTTATCTTGGTATGCTTTAAGTCCTGGCGGAATATCACCTTCTTGAATGTCTGCTCTTTCACTAATTGCTGCATTAAGAACGTCTAGGAAGAGTTTGTTCTTACTGTAGGTTTTGTTATTAGGCAATCCACCAAAACTTTCATTAGTCTCAATATCAAATACTTTTGATCTAATTTTGTTTCTAGCATCTTGTAACTGCTCAAGTGTAAATGATTCAACATTTATCTTTGTTCCAAACTTTTTTGCCATTGTTTCATTCAGCTGTTTAGATGTAGCTGGTTTGTTCATATCTCTAATGTTCATTTTTGCTCTTCCTCAAGTACAATAGTATTATTATAGTTATTTATACGTTTTATCTGAATATGATATTATCCAGACTGTCCTTAGCCCTTGCAGTGCGCATTTTAGCTATCTCTAGTCGGTTTAAAGAAATGTCTCGTTTGATAGGTTCTTTTGTAGTTTTGTAAGTATTATTAAAAAACATTGCATCCATATAATTTTTTTGTATAATATTATCTAACTCCATTACTTTCTCAGTGTTATCGCAGCCATCGGCTAAACTTTTTGCAAGTGCAAGTGCTGCTGTTTTACTGAATGTAATTGTTATTTGTTTTTTATCTTTGACATCAAATATTAGAAAACCTTTTTTACTTTCTCTAATAACAATTTTGCCAACACGAATGCTATTTCCTTTTTGATAAGGAAACAAACTAGGATCTAACTTATCTTCGATTAGATGTTGTAAATCTTTAAGTAGTTCTGTTTTTGTCATTTCTTGCAACCATTATAACGTTGTTCTCTCGTATTTTACTTACCAGACTTTTTCGTATTAGGTTGGTCATTATGACTTGTTGTCTTTCAGTAAGACTAGCATAAGGAGTAGGAGCATTTAATTTGTCAAGCTCAACTTTTTCCTCATTGGTCATAAAGATTCTAAAATCATTTATTAATTCGTTTAGTTTCATTTAATAGACTGTAACTGCTTTTGCAATTGTGCTTTTTGTGCATCAATAGCTTTAATTTGATCTTGTACTTGCTTGCGTTGTGCTTGTACTTGTTTTTTACGTTCTTGTTCTGCCTTTGCCATCGACTGTGGATTTGCTGGTGCAGTTGTTGGTTGTGTACTTGCAGGACCTGCTGCACTAGTTGCTTGTGGCACTTGTGGTTGTCCTGGCATTGCTGGAGGTGTCATTGCTGTTTGATCTAATTCAAAAATTTTCATGTTCTTTTTCTTCCTCTAGCCTTTGGCTTATTCATTGACTTTACACGTTTTGATGTTGCTGTTGAAGACTTAGTAATTCCAGCCTTTCGAGTCATCATGCCGCCTGCACGTTTTTTTGTTAGTGACAGTGTCTTACTTTTTTGTATATTAATTGGAGCATTACACGCTGCTGGGCTTGCACGAACTTGTCCCTTACGTGGTCCACTAGTACATCTAAACTTTAAACTTTGCGATGCGCCAGTTCTAGCATGTGCTCTAGTTGTGCCTTCTTGTAATATATCAGCTACTTTCATCTATTCAACTTTCCCTTGTTTAGTCGAATACTAGCTGGATTAGTGCGCTTGGTCTTCTTTGCTTTACGAGCCATCTTCTTGCCCAATCTTGCTCGGGTGCGTTTCATTAAGGCTCGTTGCTTAACATCCATTGGGGCAAAACATTGTGTAGGTTCTGCAACAACTCTTCCGTGACGAAGACCGCCAGTACATCTGTACTTGCGTACAAGTTTAGTGCCCTTGCGAGCCCATACTTGTTTTTCTTCTAATTGGTCTATAAAAAACTCTCGTAATAACATATAGTTATTTATCGAGAGTGTATCAGTTAAGTAATATTACGATAACGATTGATAGTAAGCTAGCTACGACTGTGCCTGCTGTGCCGATAAGTACTTTGGTAATTGATTTCTGTCCTTCAATCATATCATTATGAATATGATCAATTTTCTTTTCAACTTTGTTTAGACGTCCTTCTAAGGCATCGTATCTAATTGCACATAAATCTACGTGCGCTTCTAAACTTTGTCTTTCTAAGTCAGTAGTTGACATTATTGCTCTCCATTTAAGCGTGAGTTGATTGCCTTGGAAGTTTAATTTAAATGCCTGATAGCTTTAAGCTATAATGTATTTATCATTCTCCATCAATTTTAAAGACAATATTAGTGTCGTTTGGGTGATTGGTTCTAAATATTTTACTATTTAAATTTACAGTATCGTCTAGTCCTGCTATTACAGGCACTAGATCAAAATCAGTTAACAACATATCTAATGACAATGCTTCGGCTGCTTCTACATTAAATGTAAATGTCCAAACACGTTGCTTACCTTTAATGTTACTACCGAAGCCAATGCCTTTAACATCTTTTACTTCAGGGATACATTCAATTGGCTCGATATTAACACGTAGGCCGATAGTTTGTATCATAGTATGATAGTTTGCTTGTTGGTTATGTAAATGCTTATCATCGCCGCGACGAGCATTTGTTTCTGTAATATCTACAACTGTTGTTAATATAAATCTCATACTGTATTTACAGTCATAAAAAAAGGCCCACTGTAAAAGTGAGCCTTTAAATTAGTTATTGTATTAGCTATTAAGCTGCTACGATGAACTGTCCGCCTTCTGTTACTGTAGCTGCTGACAGGTCGATTCCGTCAACTGTTCCTAGTTCACGTAGACGTACTTGCATTGCTACTGCGTTAGTTTGTGATGCGTCATAGCATACGTTGATCAGTCCAGCTGTGCCTTCACTGTCTACTGCGATTGGCTGTAGTTGCTGTGCGATTGCTTCGATAGTTGAACCAATTCCGCCTTTAGCTGCTACTGATGCGCCACATGCTACTACTGCGAAGCCGATGTTTGCTGTTGAATAGATCGTTGCGTGTGCGTGACCTAAACCGTTTACTCTTGTTACTGCTGCCATTTTATATTCTCCTGTTATCTAAATGGACCTCCACACTCTGTGGAGTTCTTGTATATGTATTTAGCATCTGAGGCTAAAAAACAAATATTATTGCTGTTTCTGGGCTCTTTTATGTAATACTTTCAGTATTTGTACAAAACCAGGGCCTGCTGTTACGATATCGTCAAGCATTTCAATTGCAGGCTGCATTCCTTGTACATATGGTGCTGGTATGTTTTTACCTTGTCTAGCAAGCTCAAGGAACAATCTAGCTCGCATTAAGTTTGATGCACCTACAATTAATCTATAGTACATTATGTTTCGTGCATCAGCTCGTTTACTAACACGGTTCATAGCATTATTCTCGTCGAGATCTTCTACACTATGACCGCCTTCAATTGCTGCCCATTCTGCTGCTGTATAGCGTGGTGGGTCTGCTGCTTCTAATTCATCTAAGAATTTAGCAGCATCTTCTTCGGTGAAGATTTCAGCATCGTTTTGAATTGCACGAATAAAGTCCATATTAGTCTCTTTTAGCTCTCGCTGCCTGATCTGCTGCTTTTGCATCGTCTACATCATCTGGTGCATTAAAGTCATCGTTATCGTTGTCAGTATCGTCTAAACCACTGTCGTCGTGATCTGTTTGTAATGCTGATTGTGATTTATGTAACTTGTCAGCATATGCTAATAGTTTTTTAATAACTTCCATACTAACGCCTGACTTTGCAACTAGTTCTTTTGGATTCTTAGGTCCAAATAGTGCGCCGTAGTTTGTTAGTTCGTTACCTACTTTAGCCATTGTGTTTGATAGTGCATCATCTTGAGTAGTTGTTGCTGCATCCATTAACACTCTGCCTAAGTTAGCTAGTTTACGTTGTTCTGGTGAAATACCAAAGTTGTCTGATACTTCATTTATTACATCATTCATTTTCATAATTTTGGTTCCTTATCGTATTACTGATCTATTTGCTCTAGTAAATGTTTGTCTTGGCACAAGTTTAATATCCCCTTTAGGACTTGCTAAAACATATCCTTCACCACTTTTAGCATGTGTATCTTTTGCTGCTGGGCCATGGTCACCTATCTCTGCTGTGACATCTGCATCGTGTGAATCAAATTGATTAATAATTTTATCTTTAATTTGCATAATACCCGACACCACTTGCCACATTGCATCAAATCCTGCTTGATTGTTTTGAATATGAGTTGAAATATTCTTTTGTTTGTTTGCTGATAATTTAGAACCTGCCATCCAATCAAAGAAGTCTGCTCCTAAGTTGTCTAAGCCTGTGTCTACTTTACTGTTAGTATATGTATACAATACTTTTGCAAAGTCAGATATTTTTAATGCTACAATAGCTGCGTTATCTAGTAATTGGTCAATGCTTGCTGCATTCTTTGCTACAGTTGCTTTGAGTTGATTAATGTCTTCATCATCAATTTGTGCTGCTTTAGACACTGTTACGCTAGGTACTATGAATACTTCATTTCCTTGCATTTGTAAATCTTTTGGTACTGGTCCTGGTGTTCCAGCTTCGTCTAACAATCGATGAACTACAACACCTGTAGTTGACTGTTTCATACGCTTGCCCAAATCACTGTTAACATTTACTTTATATGTAACAATGTTAGGAGTAAACGTAAATTTACCATCAATAACTTCTGGTGTAGTATAATATAACAAGTCACCTAACAAATAACCTCTAAAGTCTTTAGGAGTTGCTTTTTCATATAGATCAAAGATAACTGACATACTGTTAGCAAACGCAATACGCTTTGGATCTTCTGCGTTCTTGCCTCCGCTGCGTCCTAGTAAATTACTTGCAAGATCTTTACCACTAGTAGCACGTTCAACTCCGCCTGATTTAACAAAGCCGCTTTTGT